AATTTGCTGAATATCTCCGGAGTAAGTAATGATTGTGACCGTTCCTAAGCAAACAGACGGCGCAGAAAGTAAGAAGACTGTAGCAGACCCTACTACAAGTTATCTTACTATGCTTCCTCTTTGGGGAAAAAGTAGGGCTGTATGCAATGGTGAACGGGCTGTAAAAGAGTATGATAATATCCTCGATGTAACAGGCTACACCAACCTACTTATTCCATTCTCCCCTTCAATGTCTCTTGATCAGTACCTCTGGTATAAGGCAGAAGCTGAACTCCCAGGTATTGTTGCTCAATTCGCTAAAGTTATTGTTGGTGGATTACTACGAAAGAAGCCTTCTCTTGAGCTTCCAAAGGATGTACCTGCTGATGCAATGGATTGGTTAATGAATCAATTCGGTCAAGATGGCTCTCCAATGGTGAACTTCCTTGATACTGCTCTTTGGGAAGAAATGCAGACAAGTCGTGCATGGATCTATGTAGACTATCCACATGTTCCTGCAGATAAAGCAGAGAATATGACTGATGCAGACTACTTAGAACTAAAGCCATATCCTGTTATCTGGAATGCTGAATCAGTAATTAATTGCCGAAAAGGCACCTCTGCAGAAGATGGTAGTGTTGTTCTTCAGATGGTTATTGTACGTAATTATGAAGAAGAATACGAAGAAGGTGACTTTCACCCTTCACTAGTAGATACTGTCTGGGTTCATGAAATCAAGGGCGGGATTTATCAAATTCAGAAATACCAAAATGATAAAGATTCCTCTGGTGTTTCTGTTGTGAATGGGCAACTGCAACAAAATTATACTAGCGCTGCATCGGGGTTTGTTGCTAAGGGCGAGCCTATCTTTCCAAAGAAACAAGGCCAGAACCTTACATACATTCCTGCATGGCCTATGAACGGATCTATCGATCCTATTGAACCTATCTTGATGGCATTTATTGATCGTGAGCTTTCACTGTACAATAAACTGTCTCGTCGAAATCACCTTCTGTATGGCGCATCTACGTATACTCCATGGATTGCTTCAGATATGAAGGATGAAGACTTCAAGGCAATTGTCAATGCAGGTCTTGGCTCTTGGGTCCATATTGGTGAAATGGATAAAATTGGCGTTCTAGAAACACCTACTGCTGCTTTAGCAGATATGGATCGTGCCATTACAGCCACCATTGAAGAAATGGCTAAAATGGGTATTCGAATGCTTACTCCTGAGATTGAACAATCAGGTGTAGCTTTGGAGATTCGTAATGCTGCACAGACTGCACAACTTGGTACATTGAATACTAAAGTGTCAAATCAAATGTCTGCAATTATTGCATTCATGCTGAATTGGCGTTATGGGAAAGATTACAAGCCATGTGATGTCAAGTTTAAGCTCTCAGATGACTTCAACCCTGCTCCTCTTGGTGCTGACTGGTTGCGTCTGATCACTGAATGGTATCAATCAGGTCTAATTCCACGTACTATCTGGCTCGCTATTATGAAACAAAATGATATTGTGCCTCCTGAATATGATGATGTGGAAGGCCAGAAAGAAATCAATAAGGATGAGCTTGTGGTTACTCCACGAGAAGATATGAAATTCGCTGCTGATCTTCAAACAAGAGTGACAGGCATGAAAACAGGACAACCTCCTGTAAAAGGTGCACCACCTAAATAAACCTAGGAAGTCCCTCTTCGGAGGGCTTCTTAGCATGACTCATTCATTGGGTTATACTAAGAAGATTCAATTAATTAACTTAAGGAGGCAGGCATAAATGGCTCTCAAGAATGCTAATACTGCTATCTATGACAAGGCAGTAGATCGAGCCGCAATGATTCGATTCTATGAAGAACGTGTAGGCGGTAGCGTTAAAGACATCATGAACGGTCATGAGTTGAATGTCATGAAGTTAGTGGCTGAAACAGATATCCGAGCACCACAATTCAAAGACGAGCTTGATAAGCTTCTCTTAGATGGTTACTCCCAGATGCATGATGCTCATAAGCGTGGTCTTATGGATCTCATCTGGGACCAAGCTACTTACATGGTTCAGAATCTCTCTGCTGCTATTGGCAAGATTTGGACAGTCAATAAACCTCAATATCGTATTGCTGAGGATATTGCCTTGAATCGCCCCTTGTATAAAGACATGACTCTTTTGCAAGGCTGGCAAAATGTATCAGTTGCTGAAAGGAAACGCCTTGAAGGTGTTATTCGTGAAGGTATTGCTAAGGGTAAAACTCAAGCTGAGATTGCTCGGGACATCCGTAAGAACAATGTGTTCAACATTTCTAGAACGCAATCTTTGGGTCTTGTACGTACTGGTCTCACTAGTGTTGTAGCCCAGACTGATCATGAAGTTTATCTAGCTAACGAGAAAGCTCTTCAAGGATGGCAATATGTTGCTGTTCTTGACTCCCGTACCACACCTATCTGTGCTCATCGTGATGGAGAGATTTATCCGATTGGTGATTGGGAGCATCTTCCACCTGCTCATTGGAATTGCCGTTCTACGACTGTTCCAATTGTTAAGAGCTGGGAAGAACTTGGTAAGCTAGATAATATTGCTCAGATTCGTAAGCGTAATATGGAGAATCTCTCTGATGAAGAAAAAGCCTATTACGATGGGCAAGCACCTCTCAAAGAAACTTATGATGAGTGGCTTCGTAGGCAACCTACAATTGTTCAGCTCAAGCATCTTGGTAATTATGAAGCTGTAGAGGCCTTTAATGAAGGCAAGCTTACAGTTGACAAATTCACTAATCCTGATGGTAAATCCATTGGTATTCGAGAGCTTCGTCAATTGACCGCTGAGACTTATACAGCTCCAGGTGATACGAGCAAGTTTGCTATGGCTAAAGATAAGCTTGATGCTTTGAAACTTGGTGCTGCTCGTCCTGAAGAATTACTTGATAACAAAGAAATGCAAAATGCTCTTCGTGAGTATTATGTTCTTCAGGCAGGTGATCTTAATGGTAATCTGTCTCTGACTAGTTATCGTGGTACTCTTATTGGTAATAAGAAGGCTACTAAGACTCGTGTCTTGACTTATCCTCCTAAAGAAGAAAACTTAAGGTATAATCCAGTAACTGGACGTTACGAAGATGTACGTTTGTACCAGCCTAATCTAGAAGTATACAATAACAACTTACGTCTTGTGGCAGAGTCTAATGCTCTTAAACAAGAAGATAAAGACTTCATTACTAACTTTGTAAAAGGTCTTGAAGGTTATATTGGCACTAACGAGCAAGCAGTTGTTGCAGACAATCTTCGCATTGTCTTCACTCGCTTCCGGCAGAATAAGGAACCCTGGGGTAATCTAAAAGCAGTTCTGAACTCTCAAATGAAGTTTGACGTAATGAACGTTTCTGACTTTATTGAAACACAATTGCGTAAAGATGGTAATCTCTTGCTTCGTCTTAAGCAGGACAATTACATTGACCCCGTTCTTGGTACTGTGCAATTAGATGATCTCGAAGAAACATTTATTGACAACATCCGTGAGAAGAATAAATGGGAAGACAAGACTGCACCTAAGATTGCGAAAGAGCTGAAAGGCCTTCTCAATCTAGAAGTCCCATTAAAGATTCGTACACGACTTAGTGATAAGGATTTGGATGCGTTTTATCTCCGCTTTGCTGATCGTGATCAACTGGCAGTCAATCTTGGACGTGATCTTTATCACTCTGCCAACTATAGAGGCTCTCGTAGGGAGTGGTTTGAGGTAGGTACTAGGCTGCTTAACAGTAACAGGGTGCATAAATTCTGGAAGTTAGAATCTACTATGGTTCAGAAACGACGGATGAAGAGTCGTCTTTCTGGTCAGTACTTTGGGCCTTACTATGATGCACTCATGGTGAATATCAGGATTGTTGATCCTCGTATTCAACAGTATGCACAGCTCACTCGTAAAGTAGATGTAGGTCTTCGCTTGGGTATCTTTAGAGATCGTAATAAACTTTTTATTCGTCCTGGATATAAGACTTATTGGATTAAAGGTCCATTAGGTTTATATGAAGATACTCGCATCCCAATTACCTCTACTAACTCCTTCTCAGACTTTCCTGAAGAACTGGTTGATAACTCTCTGTCAGATGCACTTAACTGGGCTTCCTCTACTAAATATAAAGTAGATCCAGAGTTTCATGACTTCATTGAGAAACTTTTGATGTTTGAGGATGACAAAGGTCGTGCTCAGTACTTCCATAACTTGAATCAGTATCGTACTTATATTGCCGAACGTGGTGATGCTTACGAGCGATTTAAGGCAATGAAATGGCTTCGTGAAAAGGATGTGGGTTTTGCTAACCATGCTTTCGTGGACCATCGTGCTCGTATCTATGATCGTGGCATGATTAGCCCTCAGTCTGGTGAAACCTTCCGACCTTTCTTGAATACTGAAGAATCAAATTATTTCTCTCCAGAAGATTTTGATAACCTTCAGGATCAGATAGGTGCATTCCTAGGTGGTCTTTCAGATTACTTCGAAGGCAAACACAATTCACTTGCGATTATTGGGCGTCAAAAGATTGCTGAGGGGTGGCGTGATGAGCTAGTTAAAATTGGCAATCACATGCTTCGAGCTAAGCCAAATGACATTCGCGCTATTTTGGAAAGTGAATTTATGGCTAATATTGATGGTGAAGAGCAAGGTAAAGCTTTGCGATTTGCTATTGAGATGGCCAAGATTGACAAGTATCTCAAAGAGAAGGCTCATGAGGTCTATCAGGAAAGCTGGGGCTATGTTCCATTAGAGGGTGGTGGGATGATCGATGTGAATCGATTGTTTCAAATTGCTCACCCAAAAGAAACTCATGAAGTTAAAGTGAGTGATATCTATCACTTTGGTGGTAGTTGGGAATGGAAGGATAAGTCTGATTTACGAAGAATTCAACAAGCTAATCTTGATATCCCGATTATTGTTGAAGAGATCGATCCTCAATTTAGAGATCAGTGGGATGGTAAGAAATATGTCTGGACCGATGGCAGCCATAGGATTGCTAAGGCAAAACAAGAAGGTATTAAAACACTCCAGGCAAAGGTACTATCCAATGATGAGGTGCAGAAGGCTATTGTATA